GAAGTATAGTTAAATTGCAAACTGGGCAATAAGCTGTCATTCACTGACACAAATACATTATTCTCCATAGTGTAAATAGCGTTTTTATTCCCATAGACATCGACCATAGTGACAAATTAAAAGTTTGGGGGGTGAAGGTTTTGACTAGACCTACAACTAGTTTTGGAAGGAACCAGATTCCACTGGCTGTCCCTGGTTGGTGCAGAAACAGTGTGCACTACAATGCACATATTATTCTTATCTATTGAGGTTAAATAACAACCAGTCATGCCAGTGGACTTAAAAAGCCTTTATGACTGGGTGCCATTTTGTCTCTGAGTCGACCCTCAATGACAAAAGACCACACACGCCTTCATCTACAATCACCAACGTTTTCGTCCTTACGATTTATTTCACTCGTCTTATATCAGGAACAACATGAAAATTTTTACTTTTTGGTTGGAAATTATAGGTACACACGACCAACATACATATACAACAAAATTAAACAACAGGGGCTAACGTCGAATAATAGGTCATGCCCGGTACAAAAGTAAAATAGTATAAACCATAATCAGATCCAGCAGCAACGAACAAATTGTACGTCAGATCACTAGTTGTTTGGGCAGGCAAATAAGACAATTCTACATTATCAAAAGCAGTGTTGTCCAAAACCATACCCTTCGTAACTTTCGGCATCGCAACACTTGCATACCCAGTGTTATAATGTGGCACGTTAGTTTCCAACATTGGATATACGTCAACTGCCTTGTCCCTGCCGGCACCGCCACCAAGCGTGTTCCAACTTACTGTGTGTATATAAGTAGATCCTCCCAAATTGGTAACACCAACCTGGGTATGAAAGCCAGGATTAATTATTGGATTTCTCGTTAAACTGAAATCATCAATGTGTTGACTATCAGTTGTTTTGTTTAACACTGCCTTGTATCTCACAGACCCACGTTCCAAAGCAAAACATGTAGCCATGTATGACATAGGTACGAATTGATACATAAATGAATCATCAGCCAATGCAACAGTGTCTCGGCCAGTACCAGCAGGCACCAACCCTGGTGCACGAGGAAATCTGGAAAAATTCCTTTTAACCAAATCACGTGAAGGTTCAACGTAATGCTCCATGTAAAACGAGCAGTATCGCCTTAGATAATTCCTAAAGGACACGATTTGCTCACCACCATATATGGAAAAGTTTGAAGGATCACTACACCCATTCATCACCTGATGTGAAGGCTCGCAACCAGACTGGGTTTCAGGCAAACTCAAGAGAGATATAGCATTGGAACCACCCATGAACTCTGCTTGTTCCAGTCTTGCATACACCAGCATCTCAATAGCACTCGTTGAAGTTGAAGAACAGACAAGATCAGACACAACAGAAATTTGCAACATACCATTATAGTAAATTGATTCAGTAGGAATGGTCGTCACTGCAACTCCGTCATCGTTGGCATTGTCACTCGATCTCAAGGGCAAAAATTGTGATCCTTGCAACCAGGGAACACAAATTTCCACTTCATCAGAGTCGCACAAGTTCCAAAAAGTGGTTTTGAGCTCTGTGATTGATGATGCTGTACCAGCCGTGCTCGACAAAGCATCATGACGTATCTGCAACCTACCCGTATGAACTCCAGATTTAACCATTTTAAGTCTATAGACCATCATCCCACGCCAGTTAGTGAACAGCCTAGCGGCATGTCCACATGGAGTCGTGTATGTGATGGAATTTTCAGACCATATGATCTGTGGAGTTACAGGTATCCACACATCAGGAGCCGCAGCAACCGTTGAGGGTATTGCCCACGATATCTTGTTAACATAAGATTCACGTGCACAAAAATGTTCCACATTCAATTCGTCAGGAATATCCAGTCTAACCACATCAGGAGTAACACCAAGCTCACACTGGGAGTCAAAGCTCACGGGATGACATGTCTCATTCTGATCCGTATTAGCCAGACTACCGAAAAACTCAGGTTTCATGGTATTAGGCGGATCTAAATTCATAGGACGTGAAAAACCCAGTACCCTAGCAATGCCACCTAAATGTGATGCAATCTCCCTAGTAGCCCTAGCATATCGTGCAACTGGTTTAAACTTCTCTGCATATCCTGCCACTTTCGCAACCGAACTTGCCACATAAGATATAGGTCCATCAGCAGCCTCGTTCGATTGAGTCGTTGGCAATGATACCTTAGGATCAACAAAGCTAGCCGTAATATACACTGTAACATTGTTTATACCAGTAGAGGCATTTTGTAATGGAGATAGCGTTTTCCAATACAATGCACCCACGTTTTGCAACGTTGTAGCAGAAGTCTCACGGACAAACTCAGACGAAAATTCTCCTCGCAATGATATATAATCTTTAACGTATATATACGGCACCAACATTTCAATTGCGGAAGAACCTGTCAAAGGCAACATGCCAGATGAAGGACACTGTGACAACTGCATGTTGGCAGCGAAGGTAGTAACGTCAAACACACCAGTACTCCTAAGATTGTGAAGTGGTATATAACCGAATTGCAAGGCACCATAGTGAAAGGCTGTAGCACTGACACGCACATGTATTCTCAAACCAGCACGCAATCCATTAAAATTGGCGAGCTTGTCTGCAATAAACGCATTCGATGCTAACAAATCATATGGATAGAGTACACCACTACTACTTGCACCAATGGCGACTGACAATTCTCCAATCTTGACTTCCCTAGTTAAAACTCTGGAAAGCAATAATGAAGGATCATCAGTCGCACCATCTTGACGTTGTTCATTCCTAACATCTGTTTTAGAAGAAATAACGTCACTAGAAACAATATTATTAACAGACGTGACCTGTTGTTCATTGTCAAAATTGACTCCTTTTGTGGTAGGAGAAACACCGTTCTTATTTTCAAAATCGGTAAGTGAAGTATCGACGTGTTTCTACACTCATTATGAAACACGTAGGGTCCCACCGACACTGCAATCTCCCTTAAATAAGGGTATCCCATAGCGGGACACAGCTCAACAACTAAGCCATCAGATAATACGTGGTATATTATCCTAGGTAACCAAAGTTGAGGAGGTCGGAACCTATTCTATAGCGCGTTCCCACACTTACGCTAAACCTTTACAGGGCGGCTCCTGACCAGTGACAAGACAAAATTCAGAAACGTTCAAAGTCCAAAGTCGAGTCAATAGTTCAAAATTAAACGGCGAAAAACCTAAGCTGGAATTAAAATTCAAGCCAAAAATGAGATTAAAGTCCTCAGACTGGTGGACGACAGCCCAGCCTGCTCCGGACCATATTGCAACATCAATTTACAATACAGCCAAGAAGGCCATACTAACACACGAGTTGTTAGCACAGTCTGCTGCAAACCAAACTGCGTCCAATTGCCGCGCTTGCGGCCGTACCACACTTAAAGCATAGCACATAAAATAAC